TTACAGACTGATTAGAATGATCTTGACCACGCAAATATATTAAACATGATTCAATAAATTCTTTATTTTCAATATATATAACATTTGACATTGTATTAACAATAATACAAATAATTGATTTAAAATTATTATCATTAATGCAAAAATAACCATCTTTTGAATTTGAAAATTCAGTTGATGTATATATTTGTGATAATTTTACTTTTCTTAAAATTTCTTTTGAAAATTGTTTGCGATATAAATTATTTGTAAGTTTACTTAAAATACTGTCAGATAGATATCTTAATTTGAACATTTCAGGACATTTAATTTTAACATCAATATCAGAATTAAAAATAATTTCAATAAATCTTGAATTCTTAAATTGTGTACATGACAGAAAACCAGGTGTTTGTCTATTTATTTCATTAATTTGATCAATAAAATTTAATAAATTTTGTTTGTTTCTACCAACAGGTTGTTTATTGATTGTTATCTCAAAAAGATTCATTGATTCGGACATTGTAAATGGAATAATATTTCTAATAATAAAAAAAAATCAATTTTTTTTATATTCACAGATTAGATTTTTATTAGTAACTATTTTATTTAAAAATTAAAAAATATTATTTAAATATTTATTAATATATAAAATATTTTTGATAGTTTCACATCTAGCACAGACTCTTTAAATTCATATCAGGCTCATAAGTGCTATTATTCCATGGACTGACGGTGAATTTAGGATTGGGTACAGTACCTCTGATATCATAAGATGCATTCTTGAGGGATTGACCAACAGTGTTAATACCAATGACATAACGTTCAGTGTTAATTAATTTATCATCGTTGATATTAAATTTGGCTTGTGAGAAATCAGTATCAAACCATTGTTTGTTAATTTCTTTTGGTAAGAAATCTTTAGCATTATATTTTTTAACATTGTTTTTATTGATATCAACAACATCAGGACGAGCTTGTTGAGGAATGGGTCTTTGAAATGCTGCATCAAGAGAAGCTCCAGTTTGATTTACATCAGAAGGTTCAAATTGGAAAACATCCATTTGATTTCCACGTACTTCAGATCTTGGAGTTTCGGATTTAGGAACTTGTCTACTTGATTCAGAAACAATACGTCTTACTACTTCTGATTTAGGGGTTTCTGATTTAGGGCTTTCAGATTTAGGGCTTTCAGATTTAGGGCTTTCAGATTTAGGGGTTTCTGATTTAGGAGTTGCTGATTTAGGGGTTTCTGATTTAGGACTTTCTGATTTAGGGGTTACTGATTTTGCATCTTGAGTAAAACATTCATCAACACGTTTTGGTTTAGTTAAATAATAAATTAAGAAACCTAATGCAACTAATAATAAAACTGTGGACAGTGTGTTATCTTTTGGCATTTGTTCGGGCATTTAGATATATCTAAAGTTAGAAAAAATTTATAGATTTTAAATTTTTTTTTTTGAAACTAGTTTTTATTATCAAATTTAATTAATCAATTATGTCATAATTTTCTGAACTATCTGAATTAAAAATATATTTATTTTTAATAATAATTTTATTTATTATACTATTTTTTTGTTCTGTTTTTTTAAAGTTATTATTTGTATCAATTAATTTTTTTTCACCTAATAATTTTAATAATTTATTTACATCATTATTTTCATATAGTTTTAAACTAACATTTTCATATACTTGAATTAAATCTCCTACTTCTAAATTAGATAAATTAACTTCTTCATTATTTTCATTATATATTTTAAAATCAACTGACCCTTTTACTATTTTTGCTGTAAAAATATGATTATTTTCAGATTCAATTATAAAATTATTTTTATCTATATTTATTGTTTTAACTTTTATTTTATGTTTTATTGTATTCATTAATAATATCTAATATTTATTAAATCAAAATAACGAATAAAATTGAATTAAAATATTTATAATTAAGTTAATTATAATTAATGGAATATAATTTTGATAAAGTTATTAAAAGAGTTCATCCAGAATGGTTAGATTTTTTTGAATCAAATAAAGATGAATTAATATTAATATTAAATCAAGTAAATAAAGATATTAAAGATGGTAAAACTATTTTTCCATTACCTAAAGATTTATTAAGAACTCTTTATTATTTTGGACCAAAAGATACTAAATTAGTATTACTCGGACAGGATCCTTATATAAATTCAGAAATTTTTTCAGATAAAAAAGTACCACAAGCTTGTGGAATGTCATTCGGTGTTCCAAAAGCTCATAAAAAAATACCTCCATCATTGCAAAATATTTTTAAAGAAATTAAAAACTGTTATCCAGATTTCATAATACCAAATCATGGTTTTCTAAAAAGATGGATAAAACAAGAAAAAATAATATTGCTAAATTCAGCTTTAACAGTAATTGAATCAAAATCAAATAGTCATCAACACATATGGACTAATTTTACTGATAAATTAATTAAATATATTAGTGATACTAACCAAAATACTATTTTTCTGTTAATGGGAAATTTTGCAAATAGTAAATCAAAACTAATAGATACTAATAAACACAAAATATTTACAACAGTTCATCCATCTCCATTGTCAGCTCATAATGGATTTTTTGGATGTAATGTTTTCTTAAAAATAAATAGTTATTTAGTTGATAAAAATATATCACCAATTAAATGGTAAAAAAAATATCTAAAATAATATATATATATGTTTGGAATAGAATCTTATAAAAATAAAGACGAACTTCTCGAAGAACAATATAAAGCCAAGTACTTAAAGTACAAACAAAAATACCTCGAACTTAGTCAAACTGGTGGTTTCCTTTCTGGTGTTGGTAAATATGCAATTTTAACAACTGAAACTAAAGCTAAAGAGTTAATAGATCTATTTAAAAAATGTCAACAATCTCAAGGATCCTCAGATCCATTTAATGTTGAATTAGGGAGTGATTTATTAGGTAATTTAAATGTAACATATAATATTGATTTTAATGATAATAATAAAAAAAATGAGTTAGATACATTAATTGAAAATAAAAAAGCTGAATTTTCTACCTTAATTAATTCAGAAAAAACTAAATTTAATAAAATAATAGATAATAAAAGAAATGAATACACTAAATTATTTAAAGATTTTTATATACAATGTATTAATCCATCCGAAGACTTAATTAAAAGTACTTTGCATGATAATGCTTACATAATTAAACAAGGTCCTAAACAACAAGAAGCTCACTTAATTATATCAAATACAAAAATTGATTTATTAAAAAAAGGTGTATCCAAAGCAATATCGCAACAACAAACTCCTCATACATTTGAAAATACTCAAAAAGTTACTGCAACTCAAAATAAAGTTCCTTTTACTGATATTGCAGCTATTCCAGCTATTAAAAATAGTATTAATAATGCAAATGCTAATAGAGCAAAAAAAACAGAACTGACACATTATGTTATTATTAATATGACAGAAGAAGGTATGATTGGTAGAAAGAAAACTATTATTTCACTAGAATCAACTGAACCAGTTTCTATTTAATAAAAATTATATTGGAAGAATAATTTAGTCAAATCAAGAAAAAATGAAATATAAATAAACTATCTAAAGAGATATTATCTCTATAAATAGCTTATGAAAAATATAGAGAAATATTTAGATATGAGTGATGAACAACTCGACAACCTTTTAATGGGTGTCGATCTGGACAATAAACCAGATGTTGAACAATCAACAGTAGTTTGTAAAAATTGTAAAAGTCCTAATTTGGTTATAGATAATACTAAAGGGCATATGGTATGTACTGATTGTGCCGTTATTAATGAAGAATATTTGGATGAAAATCCAGAATTAACCAGCAATGACGGCGAAGGTAGTAATAATTCACGATATGGTGCACCATCAAGTTTCTTCTTTCCAAAGGCATCATTAGGCACCAAAATAGTTTCCAAAGGATATAATCGTTTAAGTTTATTACAAAAGCAAGGACAAATGCCATATAAAGAAAAAAGTTTGATGGATGTTCTTGAAACAATTCAATCAAAATGTAAAAAATATGGAATCACACAAACAATTATCGATAGTGCCAAAATTTTATATAAAAAAGTGTCAGAATCAGTTCATTCAAAAGGTAAAAGAAAAGGCAAAAATATAATCATGCGTTGTATCAATCGTAGAAGTATGATAGCAGCATGTTTATTTCATGCTTGTAAATTACAAAAAGAAACCAGATCACCAAAAGAAATAGCTGATATTTACGATTTAGAAATTAAGCATGTTAATCGTGGATGTAGGAAATTTTGTGATATCATTGATTCAAATACTTTATTCCATCAAATTAAAAGTTCTCAATCATCTGATTTCATTGAACGTTTTGCCAAAAAATTAAATATTGATAAAAAATATATTGATATTTCAAAAGATGTATCATCAAATATTCATAAATTAGATTTAGCATCAACTCATGAACCTCCGTCTGTAGCTGCTGGTTGTATTTTACTAGTAACTCAATTTTATAACATTCAATTATCCAAAAAACAGATCTCAGATATTTTTGGAATTAGTGATGTAACTATTAGTAAAACATTTAGAAAAATCTGGCCCTATCACAAGATAGTATTAAATAATAAAATAACAGAATTAATTTTAGAGAAAAAAAATGTAACAAGTAAAACTTCATCTGATATTAACAAAAATAATTTAATTATTAATAATGATTCTGAATCTGATGAAAAACCACAGAAGAAATCTATAAAAGGTGATAAAAAAGAATTAATAATTAATGAAGATTCAGATGAAGATAACTCAGATAATGATTACGATAGCGATAGTGATGAATATGATGAATCTGATGAAGATACTGAAAATAAAAAAGAATTTGATGTTTAAAATTATTTATATGTATATATATTTATATATATGAATAATAATTATAAAAATCTTTATTTAAAATATAAAAGTAAATATTTAACTTTGAAATTATCATTTATTAATCAAACAGGTGGTAATAATATTGAAAAATATTTAAATGATTTAGTAGAAATGAGAGATGAAATGGATAGTTTAATAAATAAAATTAGAGATATAGAACCTGAATTTTTAACTAAGAATATTTATTTATGGGGTAATAATATAAATCAACCAGCTTATGAACATGTTAAAAAAATAAAAAATATAATTGATAAATTTACAAATTATTTAGAATCAAATGACATTCCTATTGATTATTATAATTTGGATATATTTTATACTCAAGAATTAGTTGATTCTTTAGAATCTATGAAGAATGATTTAACATATGATAAATTATCAGAAAAATATAAATCGAGACAATATTTTTATACTATCGATGAAACCAATTATAATGAAATATTAGATGCTATGATATTAGAATATAATATTAATAACGAAAAAGATATTGAAAAACTTTTTAAATCTGCTCTTCTTGGTTTTAATAAAAATTATATATTTGGATATATGGTTTTATTTAGATTTTCAATAGTTAATAAAAAACAAATATCAGTAATAAATAATAATATAAGTTATTTAACTTTTCATTCGATTTTTTCATCTTTAAATAATTCATTAAATTCAGAAGAATATGTAGGAATTTTAATAAAGTTAATTAAAGAATATATAATGTCGTTCCCAATTAAAAAACTTATAATTATAAAAAATCCAATTGATTTTAATAAAAAATTTGAATTAAAATCCGAGATATCATTTTATGAATCAAATCAAAAAATAGACATAATTAATAATTATGATGCTAAAAATAATTTAATAATTTATAAATCTGGAAATATAAAAAGTGTAGATAGAATTATTTTAGATGATCTGAAACAAATTATTTATACATTAGTTAGAATACCAGCTTTCAAATCAAATTAAGATTTCATCTATAATCTCTACTTTATATAGATTCGATTAAGATTTCATCTATAATCTCATCTATGTAATCAAAGTATTTAACTTTAAATTCATCATTAATTAAATTAGGATATTTATTTTTAACTTCTTCAATATCTTTTTCATTTTCTTTGGGTACGAAAACTAATTTAACACCAGCTTTTTTAGCTCCTGATAATTTAAAATTTAGCCCCCCAATTTTAGTAATTTTTCCGGTTAATTCAACTTCACCGGTCATAGCAATGTCATTTCTAATAGCCTTTGATAAAATTCTAGATACAAAAGCACTGGTAAATGCACATCCTGCACTAGGTCCATCTTTTGGTGTAGATGTAGATGGTGCATGAACATGAAAACCAAATCTAAAATTTTCCATCAAATGATTATCTAGATTTTTAATTTCAGGATATTTATGTTTATTTCTTCTAATATAATCAATAGCAGCAGTTAATGAACAATGAACTGATTCTTTCATAACATCTCCTTGTTTACCAGTTAATTTAATTTCATAAGTATTTGTATTAGCTGAAAAATTATTAAATATCTGAATAGGAATTATACCACCATCACCACTAGAAGTTGCATATAAACCATTAATAATACCAATAGAAGATTTTTCGTGAATTTTACAATTTTCATTCTTTGGTTTATCTAAAATTTTTATAATAGTTTCTTTATCAATTTTAATTTTTTTATTATCAGAATTTCTAACTTTTAATCTTTCTAAATTAATTGTTAAAAAAATCTGTTCAATTTTTCTTTTAATAGAACGAACACCGGCTTCGTTAGTATAATTTTCAATGATCCATTCAATTAAATCATCAGATATATTAATCCATGATTCATTTTTTAATCCTACAGATTCAGCAATTTCTGGTATAATAAATTCTTTAACTATTTTAATTTTATCATTAATAGCATAAGCACTAACATCTACTTGTTTTAATCTATCTAGTAAAATAGGATCAACTAAATTAGAATCATTATAAGAAAAAATCATTATAACTTTATCTAATGGAAAATCAACTCCTTGAAAAAATCTGTCTTGAAATGTTTTGTTCATATTTGGATCTGTTAAATGAATTAAAATACTGGTTATTTCATTTATTGAACCATGTTTTGAACAAGCTTTATCTAATTCATCAAAATATAAAATACATCTAGATTTACCCATTTCTACCATTTTTTTTATAATTAATCCGGGTTGAGATCCCGAATAAGTATAACCATGACCATGTAATAATTCTCCATCGTTTTGTCCACCTAATGTAATTTCAGCAAATGGAATTCCTAATGCTTTACTAACTGATTTTGCCAATAATGTTTTTCCAACACCAGGGGGTCCAACTAAACCAAAACTAGTACCTTGACTAGACGGATTACTAATCCATTTACCAATTGTTTGTAATAAACCTTTTTTAGCTTCTTCATGTCCGTAAGATAATTTTTTTAGTTTATTTTCAATTTCTGATAAATATTCAGATGATTTTTCAGGATTAGAATTAATATTTTGAAAAAAAGTATCATCTTGATTTGAAGGCCATGGATAATTTAAAATATGTTTAACAAATGTTAATTGTTTATAATATTCATTATTATAAGATTTCATTTCTTCTATTTTTTCAAGTGTTAGAGATTTAATTGAAGGGGGTATGTTTTTATTAGTAACTAATTGTTTTTTATAATCAATATCATCCGATGTTAATGATTTAATTTTTTCTAATTCAGATTTAATATTATTATGAGATTTTTTAATTTTAACTAATAAATAATATGGTAGTCTTTGGCTTAATAAATTATAAATTTGAGGACTTGCTGATTTTTTTTCTTTAGTTAAACCTAATAATAACCCTGCAATATCAGCATTATCTGAATTTCCTAATAATAATAGAAAAATAGATTCATACATTTTTTTAATTTCAGAACCTTTAGATATAAAATCTTTCATAATATTTACAAAACTAGAACTAATTACTTCCATATATTTTTGATAAGATTCTTCCATATATTTAACATAAGCTTTCGAATTCTTAGAATATAAATTACCAATATAGTCATATCTTACAAATTTTTTAATAAACTTGGAATCAATTGAACTTTTTGACAAATCAGATAAGACTTTAATTTTTAATTTTTGAAGAATTGGATAATTAATTTGTGATGTTTTATTATAACATGAAAGAGTATCGTTTAAAAAATATCCTTCTATTTTTAAGTATTCAGTTGAACTTGATAGATTTTTAATCCATAATTCTCTAGATAATTCTAACAAATCATTATCCTCAAATTTAATAGGTAATCTCCAATAATATTCTTCAGCATGATTCGATACATCATAATAATTAATTTTTGTTGGAACAAATATTTTTTTTATTTCATTCAATATTTGTTGTTGTTCTTCTGAGATATCAAATTTATTATTATATATTTCAATTAAATCAACAATGTTATCATAACCTGTTTCATTTATAATTTCTAATAATTCTTTTTCTTGTTCAAATAAAGGTAATTTATCACATGATTTCTTTAAAATATTTATCATATTTTCGATCATAAAATTATTATCAATATCTAAATCAAATAAATTTACCAATTCACTAATTTTTATATCTAAAATATGTTTATTATCTAATTTATCAATTATAAAATTATTATATGATGTATTCAAGTTTTTTGAAATAATAAAAATATTACCCAATATTTGATTCTTTTGATTAAAATCAATAACATTATTCAAAAATAAAAAATTAATGTGTTTTTCTAATCTAAAAATTATTTCAGTCAAATATTTATATCTTTTTTGCAAAATATGTAATTTGAATAATTTGATTTTATTGTTTTCTAAAATATTCATTAAAAATCTAGAGATTTAAATTAAATGATTATCTTAAAAATATTCGTTTAATAAAAAATAAATAAGTCTCCTATTAATATATTTAAACAAAGCACATTATATATAAAAGAAATCAAACGCACTTAAACAAAAAATAAGTGTGTTTGATTTAAAAAAATAATCTATTAATAGATTATATAATAGAATGCCCGGTAAAAACTTAAAACAAACTACTCAAAAAACAGAACCCGTTGTTGTTGAAGCTACTCCTCAAAAAGGGGGTAAAAAAACAACTGCTTCCAAAGTTGAATCTACTCCTGCTCCTGTTGTAGAAGCAGCTCCTCAAAAAGGTGGTAAAAAAACTACTGCTACTAAAGTAGAAGCAACTCCAGCTCCTGCTAAAGTAGAAGCAGCTCCTCAAAAAGGCGGAAAGAAAACAACTCCAGCTCCCGCAAAAGTAGAAGTTACAGCAACAGCATCTAAAGGAGTTAAAAAAGCTCCTGTTGCAGCAGCCAAGACTGAACTTAAAGGGGGAAAGAAAACAGCAACTCCTAAAGCTGAAAAGAAACCTGCTAAAAAAGCTGAAACTGATGTAGAAGCTGAAGGAGAAGAAGGTGATCGCCATGTTCGTTCATTCAAAGTTCGTCTTCCTGGTAAAGAAGAATTTGAAGGACGCTTTACTGGTTTAACTCCTTATCAAGCAGCTAATAAAGCTCTCTCTAAATATTTCCGTGAAACTGAGAAACCCCAAACTAAAATTACTTTTAGCATTTGTGAATCAACTCGTAAATCTAAAAAAGCCGTTTATACCTACATCGGTCAACGTCAAAAACTTGACACTCCTGTCAGCTATAAAATTCAAGATGGACGTGAAATTGTCAAGAACTTCAAAAACTCTCTTAAAAAAGTTAAGAAATCAGAAGCTTCTGAATCTGCTTAAATATATAAATAGAATATAATTATCTCATAATGTGATAATTATTATCTTAAATTAAAAATTGATATTAAAAAATATTAGGTAAATTAATTAATGCTAATGACTAATTTATATGATGTTGTAATGTTTCATTATCCATGTCAAGATGGCTTAACTTCTGGATGGATAACTAATTATTATCATAAATCAAATAACAAGATTATTGATTTATATCCTATTAAACACGGTGATCCATATGATTTTTCAAGATTAGAAAATAAAAAATTAATAATTTGTGATTATGCACCATCTTTAGAAGTATTAAATGAATTAGAAAAAAAGTGTAGTGAAATAAAAATTTTAGATCATCATATCACAGCAAAAGAATCATTACAAGATAAACCTTATGCTATATTCGATATGAATAAATCAGGAGCTGGGCTAACATGGGAATACTTTTTTCCAGATATTGAAATGCCATTATTTATAAAAATGGTTCAAGATAGAGATTTATGGAAATGGTCAATACCTAATTCTAAAGATTTTACAGCTGGATTATTTACTTTGTGGGATGGTTGTGATTATTATGATTTTGATAAAATATTTACAATGTTAGATAATATTTTTACCGATCAATATATGTTTAATTTTTGTATGGGTCTTGGTGAAGTTATTAATCAAGCTAATAGTCAAAGAGCAAAAGCAATTGCTGAAGCTGCTAGTAAACGTGTAGATAAATTTATGGGGAAAAATGTTTGTATTGTAAATTGTTCAGTAGAGCATGCATCAGAAGTAGGTAATATTTTAAGCTCGATGGATAATATAGATTTTGCTGTCATGTGGACTTATAAAAATCCAAATGAATCATATAATGTAAGTTTAAGATCATCCAATAAAGTAGATGTAAGTAAAATAGCTAAAGCTTATGGTGGAGGTGGTCACCCCAATGCTTCAGGATTAACTACTAAAATATTTCCTCCAGTTCTATTTAATAATCCTATTAGTTTATAAAAAATTGATTTAATATTAATTAGATTAATAAATATATATATTAATGCAAGTAGAACAACAAGATAATTCCATTCAATGCAATACATGTGGCTCAACGGTTATGTCTGAATATCATGAAGAAAAATGCAATACTGTTAAAATGTATCAAATTTTAGAAGAAACATTAAATGATAACTTTAAACCAATGATGACTTATGGTCTTGGTGGTTGTCATGCTTTTATTATGATAAATAAAAATACCAAACATCTTATTTTTATTCATCATCCATTTTTTGAAATGATTAAAATTATTTTCAATATGTATTATAATCTTTCAGATAACTTTACTATTATTTTTAAAACACCTGGTACTTGGGTTAAAGAAGAAGATGATAAACACTGGAAAATGAAATCAGAAAATGAATCAATTCAAAGAGAATTTTTGGAGAGACATAATGTAACTGTAAATTTTGTTCCCTATAGTTTAAGTCAATCAAGAGAAGATATCTTTAATTCAACTCTTTATTGTAATTATAAAAATAAGAAATTCGAATATACAGATTCTCAGGGATCTATAAATTATTTTGATTTATAAATTATATATTTCTTCGCACTTTTTATTTAAGATATCTAATTGTTCTTTCCAATTTATATTTTTTGAATTTTCATTAAATAGATTTATTGTATTATTAATTAATTCGAATAAAATTATATTTTTATCACCTAGATCAATATTACCTGATTCAATCTCTGATTTTATATATAAGCATAAATTATTTAATTCCTGTTTATAATCTCTATTATCAATATTTTTATTGTCTTCTTCTAATTGTTCTAATAATGAAAGCTTTTCATTAATATAATCTATTGAAATATTTTCATAACTAATTTCTTCTAATACCGGATTTAAAAATTCACTCCATTCAGGATTTTTAGCTAGTAATATACTTATTCTATTTTTTAATTCGATTTTTCTATCATTATAAAATAATTTTTCGATTCCATCCATTTTATCATCAGTTTGTTCTTCATAATCTGGAATTATTGAACCTATTAAAGCATATGACTCTTGAAGAGAATTTAATGTTTCAATTAGTTGAAAATTATTCATAGTTTCTAAAGATTCTTCTATTTGTTTAAATTTATCTAACATTTCATTTTTATCTGTCTCATTAATAAGATCATTTATTTGTAGATTAATTAAAGAATTTTCGATATGGGTTTTAATTAAATATATATTTTGATTTCTTATTAATTCGGCTTCATCAGTATCTAATAAACTATTAGCTTGGGTAATAATTTTATCAATATCATCACTATTTATTTGAGGTATATCTTTTACTAAAATATTTCTTTCTACTCCTGATTTTCTATCAATTATAATAATGTTTATTATTGAATTAAGATCTACTTTAAATGCTATCTCAATAATTGGAACACCACCAGCTGACACTTTATCAAATATAAATTCACCAATTAGAAAATTCTTATTTGCTATCATTCTTTCTCCCTGATAAACTTTTATTTTAATACTTGTATCACCTGGTGAATCAGTTGTATATTTCTGTCCTCTTTTAACCGGTAATGGGGTATTCTTTGGAATAATTATTGAATATGATCCATCAGCTAATTCAATACCTAATGATAAAGGTAATACATCCATTAAAACAACTCCATCATTAGCTTGATATTTATTTTCTATTATTCCAGAATATAATCCAGCTCCTTCAGATACAACTGATTCTAAATTAGGATGTATCCATGGATTTTTATTAGTTATTTCTTTTATTGTTTTTTGCAATATTGGAATCCTACTAGTACCCCCAACTAAAATAACCCAATTAATGTTTTTATGTAATTCTAAAATATTTTTTAAAGTATCTTCCACTTTTTTAATTAGATCATTTGATAAGTTTTCAAATTTAGTTTTTGTTAAATTATAATTAATTTTCCTATCATTTAAATTTATACTTATTTCATAACTATCTAAATAAGTTAATTTTTCTTTTATTTTCTGCGATTGATTCCATAAAATTGTTTTATTAATATCTACATCCATTAAATTATTTACTCGTATTATATCATCAGCTATTAATTTTGTAAAATTATTTCCTCCTAAATCATTTAATCCTTCACTATGAATTACTTCAAAAAATGTATCTAGTTTTTGTAGAATTGTAAAATCCATAGTACCTCCTCCAGTATCTATTACCAGAATTTCTTCTAATTCTCCAGATGAATGAGATAATCCATAAGCTAAAGCTGCGGCAGATGGTTCATTTATAATTCTAATTACTTTAATACCAACTGATTGATAAGCTGATCTAATTATTTCTCTTTGATTATCATTAAAATTAGATGGCACAGTAATAACAGCTTTTATTAATAAATTATTATCTTTTAAATTCTGATAAATAATTTCAGTTAAATGTTTAAAGAAGATTACTAATAAATCATGATGTGAATAAAAACTATCATCTGAATTAAATTTAAAAATAGTATTATCACCGATTGATATTTTAAAACTATGTATTATGTCTGAAGCATTAACTGGAATATAATTTCCACAATAAATTTTACCGTTATATTTTGCTATTTTTGAAGGAATAATTTTAAATATTCCATCTAATAAAATATTTGATTTATTGTTATTAAAATGTGTTATAACCGTATTGGTTGTTCCAAAATCAATACCTACTAAAATTTCTTTATTATCAATACTCATTAATATTATAATAAATAAATTTATTTGTTTAAACTAATTAAATTTAATTTTACCTTTTGAATTTATCAATCCTATAACTTTACCAGGTTTATTATCAACTATATCATATAATTCGTTTGTTTCTAAATCTCTCAAATAATAATTCTTTTTATATGATGTTAATTCAAAACCATTAATATCTTCAAAGTCATCTACATTAAATTCTGAATTAACTTTTTTCTTTGTTTCAACAATTGGTTCTTTTGTTAGAGGTGTTTTTAATTTACTAATTTGATTTTCTAATTCTTTAATTTGTTTATTTAATGATTGAACAAATGAAACTTTAGTTAAATTATTTAATTCATTGCATTTTTCTTGTAATTCATCATTTTTCATTTTCATATCACGATCATATTTATTTTTAAAATCATCTAATTCTTTTGTTTTATCAGATAATTTTTCTTCTAAAGTATTTATTTTATTTAATAAATCAATATTGGTATCAGCTAAATTTTCAAAATTATTAGAATTACTAATTTTTTTTGAAAGGCTATAAACCTGACTAATTAATGTATTAAGTTGTTTTAAATCATTCATTAATAATATATAAAAAATTGTTTTTATATCTTGTTAATATCAATTTTAAATAATAATGGAAAATAATTATATTGAAATAAATTATAAGAATAAACCTGTTCAAGTACTTAGATATTTGTCTGAGTCTAATTCACAATTTAATGCTAAATTAGATTATATCAAAAAACTAGAAAATAAAGATGTAGAATGGAAAGAAGCAAATAGATTATCTAAAATATGGCATTGTGTTAAATTTAGAAATTGTAAGTATTCATCAGAAATTTATCATAAAGTATTATATTATGAAAAATAAAAAATCAATTATTATCACAATGTAATTCTCCGTCAATATTTGATAAATTTTTTGATAAACATCTTGATAAATCTTTTGAAGCCATTTTATAAATACCTTTTTTATTCTTACATTCAGCCCAAATCAAAGGATATCTAAAATCTAATAGTTGACAAGAATCTGACCAATTACCAGGTGGTAAATTTTTCTTTTTACGATTATTATGAATAATTGGTCTGAATTCTTCTTTATATGAATTTTTAAAAACAAGTATAATTACATAAATAAGTAAAATAATAAATATTAAATTTTTATTCATATATATATTCTAGAATAAAAATTTAAGCTCTTGCTTGATCATCTGACCATTTTTTATTAATTCTTGATTGTGTGACATATCTAGAGTCATCCCATTGTTTTAAATTAACTGGATAATTTGATGAATCAGAAGGACATACTTTACAAGGTGCTGTATTAATGCATACAGGAGGTCTAGGCATTGGAACTTGCCATTTATTAGTATTTAAGATTGTATAGTCATTATCCCATTGATTTGAAATTTTATCACCAAGAGGTGAATAAAAATCGGAAGGTAATTCGTTATAAACTCTATCATCTTTAACTTTTCCATCTACACTACGTACTTTAGATTTTCCTTCTTTCTTTAATAATTCTAATGAACTAATAACTTCTTCAACTGTTAATAGTTTAGATCTCATCTTAAGTTGAATATTTTCAACATCTCTTGCATCCAAAACACCTTTATCATTAAGTTCATTTAATAATGATTCAAAATATTTAGCTGCAATTTTTCCATTAGTATTTGTAATCATTCTACTACTTAATTGAACTTTTAATTTATTAATTTGATTTTCAAGATCTTTCTTTACTTTATCAACTTCCATAGCACAACCAACTTTATATGATTTATCTTTACGTTTTCTTTCCTTCATTTCCGATTTGGATTTATGTTCTCTAGATTTTAGAGAAGCTGATTCTGATTTACGTTCTCTTGATTTAGATGCTGTAGCTTCTAATTTAGGAGTAGATGCTTCTGATTTGGGAGTAGATGCTTCTGATTTAGGAGTAGGTGCTTCTGATTTAGGAGTAGGTGCTTCTGATTTAGGAGTAGGTGCTTCTGATTTGGGAGTAGATGCTCCTGATTTAGGAGTAGGTGCTCCTGATTTGGGAGTAGATGCTCCTGATTTAGGAGTAGATGCTCCTGATTTAGGAGTAGATGCTTCTGATTTAGAAGTTACTGCTTTTGGTTTTGCTGTTTTAGCTTTTGCCATTTGCATTTCCATCTTCTTTTTCAATAAAGCTTCAATATCAATATTAAGATCTAAAGCAAATGGATCTTCTTCTTTAGCAGCTTGTGCAAAACCTTCTTTTCTTTTTTGTTTAGGATTTCTAAACATTGTGCAATCAATCATAATAAAACCAATAGTAATTATTGCTAAAACTAAAATTAAATCTTTATTACTCATTTGTATAGATGGAATCATTTTTAAAATAGTATAAACTAAACCGGCTACAACTATATATTTGACGATATCTTTAGTTGAAAATAATGAATTTTTCATTTATATAACATATTAGATATTTTTTTATAATTTATAAAATTTATTTTCTATTAAACAAAATAATTAATACTAAAACTACTATGACTAAAATTAAATTTAATGAATACATAATAAATAGTAAAGATACATATGGATAAATTCTATTTGCAAAATTGGTAAATATTGGATTGATTACTTCTTGTTCTAGTTTAGTTTTATTTTCTTCTTTATTAATTTCAATTACTAATTTAGAAATGAAATCTTTTGTTAATTTATCTAACATTAACAAAATAAAGAATTTAATATTTTAATTTTTACTCAATTATTAAAAATTGAATTTTTTTTTTCAAACTTTATATCTATTTAAATTAATGTTAAATATTATTAACGACGATATCATTTACAAACTTGGTAGAAATGCTCAAGAAAATTTTAAATTAATTGATGAAGCCAATGAAATTGATAGTGATTATTGGTGGTTTCATCTTGAAGACCATTCTTCCGGTCATTGTATTGTTCATACTAAAGATTTGAACAAATCAGTTATATTATTGGCTGGATCTTTAGTCAAATCCCATTCAAAATTAAAAAATCAAAAGAAAGTCAAAATTATATATATTCAAATAAAATATATTAGAAAAACCAAGACAGTTGGTGAAGTTATTTTAAATCAAAAACCAAATGTTATAACAATATGAAATTTTAATTTAGAAATTTATTAAAAAATTCCAATCATTTTTCTTTATTAATAAAAAAAATTTGATAATAAAATATGTTATAAAGCTTTTCTAATATATATCAATATAATGTCTATAAATCCTATATATTACAGTGAAGATGTAAAGAAAATTGATAAGATAGAGTTTAGTGTTTTTAGAAATAAAGATGTTAAACAATACTCAGCAGTTAGTAGTGATCCCTTTGGTATCGACTTGGCTGAATCTTATGAAAATTATGAACCAAAGAAAGGTGGTTTAGTGGATTTAAGATTAGGAACATGTGATATTTATCTTCCATGTACAACATGTGGTGAAAATTCACTAGATTGTCCTGGTCATTTTGGTCATACTGAATTAGCTGAACCTGTATTTCATTTTGGATTTTTAAATCATTTGAAGAATGTTTTACAATGTATTTGTTTGAAATGTTCTAATCTTTTGGTTGAGAAATCTGATAATCAATTTAAGAAAGCATTAAATAAAAAAGCAGAAGCTAGATACAAAGAAATTAAAATATTGACCAAAAATGTTAATTATTGTTTTCATTGTGGTGTTCCAGTACCTAAAATCAAACGTGAAGTCAAAGATAATGGGTCTATTAAAATTATGATTGAACGTGATGTTAATACTGGTACAGGTAATGAAAAAGAAGATCTAGCTAATATTAAAAAGATTAAAGAATCATTAAGTCCAAGAGATTGTTATAATATTTTACGTAATGTATCTGAAACTGATTGTTATGTACTTGGATTCAATCCAAAAATGCATCGTCCAGAAGATATGATTATTGAGAAGTTTCCTATACCTCCAGTTATTATAAGACCTACTGCTAAAGTTGATTTTATGTCAGCTGCAACTATGGAAGATTCATTAACACTAAAAATTTCTGATATTATTACTTCAAACAAACGTGTAAGGCAACAAATGGAAAAAGAAACAGTATCAAACGAGTTATCAACTTATAATCAAGACATTTTTAACTTACTACAATATCATGTAGCGACTTATTTTGATAATGAATCAGTTAGTTTACCACGAACTGAATTCAAAACAGGTGGACGAACTACTAAATCAATCAGTGACCGTATTAAAGGTAAAGCTGGTCGTGTTAGAAGCAATCTCATGGGTAAATTTTGCTCAAAACAGGTAGCTGCTTAAATGGTTGATATCAATACCATTTAAGAAAAACAGTGTAATGATATCTTAAATATAACTACCTAGTCTCATAATAAAATTAAATTAAGACAATTTTATATGAGGCAACATTGTCAAATTGCGGGAAACTCTAATTCACAATATGTGATTAGTATTAATAAACTATAACTATATTGAAAAATATAGTTAAACATTCGCTTAATTGGCGTATGAAGCATTTAAAGATTTAATAATTATTCTAAATAATGAAATTTTTAGTATATAAAATTACAAATACTGAAAATAATAAAATTTATATTGGAAAGACAAAAGAATATTATAAAGATAATTTTTTTGGAATAGAAGGAAGACTTAAAAATCATTTAACTTGTGCTTTTTCAAAATCAAAATATAATGATTGTCCTAGATTATATAATGCTATCAGAAAATATGGCAAAGACAAATTTAGGATTGATCTTATAGAAGAAACAACTGAAGAACTTATAGACTCAAGAGAAATATATTATATAAATAGATTTAATTCTACTAATGATAATATTGGATATAATATATCTCTTGGAGGTGGTGGTAGATCAGTTGTTAATGTTGATGAAGAAATTAGAAATAAAATATCTAAAGCACAATCTAATAATGGTGAACTTAACATTAAACCTTATTTGGATGATAATAATATTCATATTGGATATTTTGCAAGAAGAAGAGAAAATGGTACTATATTTCAAAAGTATTTTACTAGTAAAAAATTTTCATTGGAAGAAAATTTAGCAAAAGCCAAAGAATGGATATTAAACATTAAAGAAAATAAGGAAGATAGTGCTGTTAAGTATAATAAGTCAAGTAACCTACCAAAAAATATCAATTATATAAAAGACAAAAAAGACAAAAATTTGATTATAGGATATCGTGTTGATATTCTAAAAGATAATCTTAAAACTGTCAAATCTTTCCAATCTAAATCAGGAAATTTAGAAGAATTATTAAATAAAGCTATTGAATATAAAAATCAAATATTAAATGCTTAAGTGAAATTATTAATACTATCCAGGAAACTGGTATTAGATAATCCGCAGCCAAGTTCCTAAACTCTATTTTAGAGCATGGAAAAGGTTCAGAGACTAGATGGCAATGGGTCTAACAATAGTTGGGCTTAAGGTATAGTCCGAATAGTTTATAAACCTAAACACTTTAAGTGCATGGTTAAAACTATCTCGAAAAGAGTTGACTTTTCTGCACGTACGGTTATCACATCGGACCCTTACATTGATATTGATCAAGTGGGGGTACCTAAAAAGATAGCTATGGAATTAACAATTCCCGAAGAAGTAACACCATTTAATATAAAATTTCTTACTGGTTTGGTTAAAAATGGACGAGATG